ATTGCTTAACATCCTCGCCGTACTGAATGCCGTACACGCGTTCAGCAAGTTTGGTTGCGTTGCTAACTTGTTCGATGATACGGTCCATCTGCGCGTCAAGCGCGCGCGGCGTCATAGTTGCAAGATCAAGATTGGCAATCATGTCGGCAGCAATCTTCCATTCTTGCACCGCCATGTTTCCGACTGCGCCAGAAGCAGCGGCAGCATCTTTACCTAGCGACGTAACAACACCTTTTAAGTTCCCAAAAAGCGTGTCCGCTTCTCTACTGGATTCGCGGAACGAAGGAACGTACCCGCTGTAGCCAGTAATGGCTTCCTTCTGGTCATCCGAAAGCGATTTGATTTTATTGGCAATCGAGATAATGCCTTCTTTCGGGTTGTACGCTTTGTCTATGAGCGTCTGCGTTTTGCTGTACGCCTGTGCCACTTCACTCCTACGTGCAATTTTCTGCTGCGCCGTTACTGGCGGAGGCCCAGCATCGCGTTGCGCTTTAATTTTTGCTGCTTCCGCGTCATACATTTCTTGCTTTGACGGACGCGTGGCGCGCGATGTCGCCGCCACATCTTGCGTGGGTACGCCGTAAATGCCGGGGGCCGGCGATTCGCGGCGCGCTATAAACGGTGTGCGGCCCTGCGATTGTGCCATCACATTCTGCATTGGCGCCATATCGCCACCAAGATTAGCCGTCCGCGATTGCGGCGCTGGGCCGCGCATATCAGCAAACCTTGCTTCAGGTCTTTGTACTGGATTAGGGGCCATTGGCTGCTGCTGGTTCATTGCGCTAGCGGCCAACGATGGTGCGTCAGCTTGCAAAGCAATCTTGCTGTCGCGGATTACATCCATAATCCCTTGACGGGCTTGCGGGGGCGTCATCGCTAACATCTGATCAAGGTCGATCTGCGCCATGACGCCAGTTTTCATTGCAGAGTCAATAATGGCGGGAACCATGGCCGGCGACATCTGCCCCATGCCGCCGCGCGTAAAGGACGCAGGGGTATTGGTCATACCCAACTCTTCTTTCATTCGGCGAACATGATCTTGCTGAAAATCGTCAAGTTGCCCACCGTCAGGCGCAACTCTAGTTTCGCCGTACTTACCTACTGGTATTGGGCCGGGCGTTGTTTGCTGCGGTGCTGCCTGCGGTGCCGCCATTGGCGGCGCCGTCGGTGTTCTAGGCGCGACTTCACCAATAACTTCCGCGCGGGGGTCTAAGCCGCCGGCAGTGATGCTGGTTGTCTGCCCTGTGCGGTCGTTAACAGATACGCTTGCAACTGGTGTTGCGTAAAGTTTGTCTATTTCTTTTGCCGAATCCATCATCAGACGTTTTATTTTATCGCCCGTCCACGATGATGCTGGCGGAAGAAACTTATCGTAGCCCGGTACTCGCGCTACTAAGTCAGCGCGCACAGCTTCCTTTGCGTTAATATCGTTTTCATCTATATCACCAACGGCGTCACGAAACATAGTTAACGCTTGTATGGCGTTCTCTTGCTGCATCTTAGTTAATCTTGGGGCTTGCAACGCTTCTTCGCGCACGTCTTCTTTCGTCTTCAAATCTAGCGTTTTCTGCGCTATCTGGGCTTGACGTTCAGCCGCTTCCTGCTGCTTCGTCGCGTTCATCATATTGACGAATTTCGCGGTGCGCGCAGCCGGGTCAGGCAACTTGAGCAAGTTTACCGTAGGCATCGTTTGGGTTGGCATATCAATAAACCTTTTTGCGAGTAATTATTTTGCGCGTCTGTAATAGTCTATTACGGCTCTATCCACAGGCGCCTGCATAGCATAACCCGTTATCTGACCAAGGGCGTTGTTAAACGCGTTAGCGGTTCCTGCGTAACCAGACGCGCGGGCGTTACCTACGTTTATCGCGTTAGCTGCATTTGCGTTGCCAACATTGTACGCGCCTGCTGATGCAGCGTTGCCAACATTGTACGCGCCTGCTGATGCAGCGTTTCCTATGTTTGCCGCGCCGCGTTGTGCGGCGTCTGAAACATAGAACGCGTTATTTGCGGTGTTCGTGCCACGGTCCAGCGTAAGACCGCCTACTGTGCCGTAATACGCCGCATCGTTTGCTTTGGTCGCCGCGCCGCGGTTCATAAGATTTGTGGCTGTTGTGTTAGCGCGTCCTAAACCAATCCCAGCGGTTGCTTCGCCAAGGTTTAGAAGATTTGCTGATGTTGTCGCGCCGCGGTTCATAGCAATGTTGCCAGTTGTTGCGCCGCGATTCGTAGCGATATTGCCCGTTGCGGTGCCGCGCCCTATAGAGTTTGCGGATGTTGCTGCTGCCCGCGCCAAAGCGTTTGCCGCATTGTTTGAGCCAAGCTGCCCCGCAGCGCCCGTCATAACATTTGCTGCTGACTGACCCGAAGCTGATATCCCGCCAAGCGTACCTAGACGCGCCGCGCGTTCAGTCTGGTAACGGTTAAACGCGTTTTGATATTCTTGGCTGGCTAAGTCTTGACTAAACCGTTGGGTGGCCTTCAATGCGCCGCCAGACAATATGCCCCCGCGTGCGGATGCTGATCGGTCTAGCCCCTTTAATCCTTCTGACATACGGAAGGCATAGCCGGGGTCTTGCTCAAAATCGCCCATACCAAATGACTTAGCGTACTGGCCGTAATTGGCAGCGGTTGTGTCGCCGCTAAGGCCCATAAGCTGCATGATTTGGTCTTGAGCGGTGCGGCCATCTCTAATAAATGGCTGCTGGAATTCGCCCTGCCGCTGGTACGCCTGTTCAAAATCACCGCGGGCGGTGGTATAACCTAGGTCGGTGGCGGCTTGCCCCTCGGCGTAACCCCTAGTAACGTCGCCCAGAGCGGTGTCAAAGCCCCTATTGGCGTCGGTTAATGCGGTGTCGAAGCCTCTATCGCTAGCAGCCTGCGCCCCAGCATATGAAGTTCTATATGCGTCTAGAGCAGTGTCGTAACCCTTGTCCGAGGCTGCTTGCGCGCCGGTGAACGCCGCCTCATCCGCCGCGCGCGCTTCGGTGTAACGCAGGCGCTCCAAATTCTGCGCTTGCGTGTTTGCGTTATTCTGCGCGTCCTGCGCTGCCGCGGCTGCTTCTCTTGCCGCAGCAATGGACTCAGCCGACGCGGTTTTTTGTGCCTCTAACGCCAGCGCCGCCGCGCGTTCCGTCGCTGCTACCGCCTCTTTTGTTGCGCGTTCCGTTGCTGCTGCTGCCGTATTGGATGCGGTTATTTGCGCTTTGGCCGCTTTTTTAGACGCGCCAATGGACACTCCTGCGCTTAATGCTGCCGCTCCGGCTACTACTGCGACCATGTTATTCCCCGATCCATTTGCTGTAATATGTCTCTACAGGTTCCATTTTCAAAAACTCAAACATCCGCGAGGCGTCTTTGTGAAGTTTGGAACCGTAAAACATACGTTGCACACCTCTCCTTTTAGCCTCTTTTTCAACTAAACGAAAGAGTTTTACACCACTAAATCCACCACGCACATCTGGGTGCGTCCAAAAGATGTCCATCGTCAGCGTCAGGCACGTTTGATAGTGTAGCCCCGGCGCAATAAAACCTATAAAATATCCCACTAAACGGCCAGTTTCGCGCAGCGTTACCACTATCACTTGGCCTGCGTTATCGCGGACGGCGTAAAGATCGTACTGCGGATCAAGTGGAACTTTATCTTTGTTGAGGGCTAATTCTTCCCAATGTAGAGGCAACAGCGGTTGCGCTTCTTCAATAAAAGGCGCCCAATCTTCAACTTGTGCCGTTATCATTATGCGCTCCTGATGTCTACAATACAGACTATCCTATCATCTGCGCTGTTATTTACAACAGAATGTGTTACGCGATTATTGATCCACCAGACTTCGCCGCCGCGGAAGTTAACTGTTTCGTCGCCGCTGTGAAATAGCGCGCCGGGCAGGGACTGAAGCGCAATCTGGTAGCGGATGTAAAACTCTGCTGGAGCGCCGCCGTCAACGTGTGGTGTAATCTGACCGCCCGGCGGCAGTTTAGTAATGATGCAGCGGCCAAGCTGGACGCCGTTGACGCGGTGAATCAGGTCTAGCACCATGCGGCGCAGCGACGGCAGGCGCGCCCACGCAGGATACTCGACCGTCTGGATGTCGTTAATAACACCGTCAGGCGTGTCAGGGATTGCGTTAAACCACAGCCAAATGTCGCTAACGTCTGCGTGCGCGGTGTCAGGGTGGCTGGTGCGAAGTGTATTCTGGTCCCACAACTCTGGCTGCGTGACTAACTCCCGTAAGACAGAAGATGTATTTAGCCCGTCAGCGATGCGTAGGAAATTCTGCATTAGCTGATCTCGCGGCCAGACGCGCGCAGATTGACTGCCGCTGCCGCTGACGCAAGCGTCGAGACAAACCCGCCAGACGGCAGGGTGTGACCTACGATTTCTGGAAAGGTGTATGTCTCGCCGGGTTGCAACGTCCGCGTCTTGACGATCAGGTTGCTGTTGCCGGCGGCTTCGCTGACCGCTGCCAAGTTGACGCTGACGTTGACCATGCTGCTGCTAAAGTTAGTCGCAGTGAACTTGTCAATGATAGTTGTGGTGCTGCTTGGCGACACATACTGCGTAGTCTGCGCGTTTTCCATATTCTTGGCAGGGATGATGTTTGCTGCGATAATTGGCATGGCCTATCCTATCAGGTTACGTTGCCGGTGACGTAGAAGGTTTCAGTGCCGACGCACTGCACTGTAGCGACGCCGTAGGCTGCAATGGTGCGGCTGCCGGTGGTTGCAGTGCCGCCAAGCCGTAGCGTCGTTCCAGCGCCCTGTGTGAGCGTAATGGTGCTGGCGCTGCTGTTAACTACATAGAACAAGTTTCCTGCTACAAACACGCCCGACGGGATTGTGGTAGTCGCAGACACATACAGGTGCTTACCATCGTCTGAAGCAGCCGCAGTAGTGTTGAGGCTTTGCGGGACGCTGCGGTAGCCAACAGTATACGGCGTGCCAAGGCTGTCGTTGACCGTTGACGCCGAAGCCAGACCTGTGATGGTCTTGTTTGTCAGCGTCTGCGTAGCTGTCAGATAAACGCCGTTCGTCACTGTGCCAGCGTTACCCGATATGTCGCCGGTGATAGTGACGCCAGTAATGGTGACGCCGGTGATCGTGCCGCCAGTGATAGCCACGTTGTTGGAGTTTTGGCTGGCGATGGTGCCGTAGGTCGCAATGTTATCGACGGTCCATTGCAGCACGTCAGTCGCGCTTTCCAAGACTACTTTGTAGCTAGTAGCTGTAGAGAACCACAGATTACATTCGCCGCGGGAGTCCAGAATAACTGGGTTGGTGTTGGGTGTAACACCCGACGCATCAGTGTATGTCTGCAACGGTGTTGTCGTACCGGCTGCGTAGGTATAGACCTTGCCGCCGACCAACGGGCTACCGTTAGCATCGAAGAATTGTGCTTTAGGTTGTGGAGCAAGAACAGTCATAGCTAGGCCTCAATTAAAGTTACTAGTGGCCGTCAGGATAACGGACGGAATTGCGGGGGCAGGAGCAGCAGCAGCCGCTGCAACAATTTGGCACCCTATATCATCAGTAGAAAAAACCAGTTCAAAATAATCACCTGCGTTTAACTTTACCACAAAGTTCCGTGCAACGACAACTGCTGCGCTACTTCCGGCTAAAGTTACTTTTCCTGCAGAGTTTGCCACATTGACACCATTCACTCTGTACCAAATAAAAACATTTCCTGTACCGACGCTGGCTTTAATAAGTTGCGCGGAAAATTGAAAGTTGTAAGTGCGTATGCGGTCCACAAACACTTGCGATGTAGTTGCGCCGATGTAGACGCCATCAGTTATGTCTGTGGTGTTAAACGTAATTGGATACGCTGTGTTAATCACGGCAGCAGTCTGCGTGGTGGTGTCAAAGAACACGCCGTAGCGGTTATCTTCGATTTGCGGCGTGTACATTGGGGCCAAGTCTTGCCCAAAAGACGAACTTGCTGCCGAGTTAGCTTGACCGCCGCCCGTCAGTGTAAAAAGGTTAAACAGATACCTGTACCACTCACGCGTCACCGTGCCGTCAGCCGCGTCCGTAATCGGGACGCGCGACGCAGGGATACGGGTAAGTAAGTCGTTAGGCATTTGTGCCGCTCAGTTGCAGTTCAGCGCCGGTCAAGTAAATACGGACAGGGTCACTGCCAGACACTTCGTAGACGCGGTCGCGCAGCTTCAGCGTCATGCCAAGCCGGCGCCAAATGACGCGGGTGCCTGTTGCGCCGATCTTGCCCATAGACGCCCAGTGTTCGTTGGACCATGTATGGCCGCCATCGTCGGACCAGCGGAGCATGGCCTGCGGGTCGCTTCCTTGGCCGTCGTTCAGGCCAACGCCTGTTTCGCACTCAAGCTGCAAGCTATGGTTTGCTGTACGCGTGAGATTGTTCTGGCCTGTCGGCAGCGCGCGCCACGACCGCAACCAACGCTGCGCTATATCGTTGTCCGCAAAAACATTTAGTTCAAACGTGTAGATGTTGCCGTTAGCGTAGTCACCGACGATGATGTTGCCTTGGAAGTTACACTGGCAGTTGCTGCGGTGACGTGAGAATGCCCCGCTGACGCCGGAAGGTGTGAGCGGTAGCACCGTGTAGAACGCTTCGGTATAGAACGATTCCGCCTCAAATGCACCTTCAGTCGGTGCAAGGGCAGAGTAGGATGACCGCTGATGCCATGCGCCAGTGGCAGCGTCATACACCCATGTTTCGTCGGCGGACGGAAACGACAAGACGTAAAACGCATGGCCGTCCTGCTGGTAGGTGTAGCCCACAGCGTCGCTCATATCTAGGTAGTTTTGGATTTGCCATTCAATTGCGTGCGTTGATATGCGCTGTGCGCTATAACCAGCAGCCCTGTAAATGACGCCTTGGCCGCGTGCGTCTGCGCCCAGCCAGAACACGGTGTTGTCCATCTTGGCAATGGAGTACGGCGCAGCGCAACCAATTTCGTTAAACGCGCCTTGGATTGGTGACAGCGGAAAGTCTAGACCGCCGGAGTTGTACCACACTTCGGTGGAGTCAGTGCCAAACACCCAACATTCGCGGTGGTCTACCAGTATGCCAACGACGCCGTCAGGGCTACCTTCGGCGCTGGCAAACTCTAGCGGGTCAATCTGGAAACCGTCAAAAAGCTGCGTCACCCACAGCTTCTGGCTATTGGGTTCGTTAAACACGAAATAGCCGTCCAGATAGCCGACAGTAACTGCGCCCGGAAAGTCAGGGTCTGTGATCTGCCCAAACGTGTTGGTGGACTCGTCGTAAATATACGAGTCGGGATTGCAGGCGAAGAATATCTGTGTGCCATTGTCAGCGATAGACACAGGGCCAGTGCCGGTTACGTCGCCCAGTTTAACAGGCGTTCCGGTAAGGCTGGATAGTTTGTAGACTTCAAAGCCGGACACAACGTAAAAGTCATCGCCGCGCGTCTGGTGCGCCCACAGCCCGCGGATCGGGCCTGTGCCAATAACTTGCTGAAGTTGCAAGCCGGGGCAACGCTGAATAAACGCAGGCTCTATGCCGCCTTCTGGCACCGCTTCTGGAAACAAGTTTACCATGCGTGCGTTGGCAGCGTTTACTGAACGGGCCACATACGCGCTGCCCAGTATGGGCGTCTTCATTAGTAGTTTCCTGCAAAAATGTTATACCGCTGGCGCGATGCAATAAGGCTGTATGGCATCGACATGATGTCATCAGGATTGTTGATGCGCTTCAGGTTGCGCTTGGAATACATAGCTATGCGCTGAACTTGTGGTGACGGTTCTTCGCCAAACTCAGGCGCTAGTTCGCACGCTAGGTTATAGCGGAACGCACGCAAATAGCCGGGCGGGAACGAAAGGACTGTGTCAAGCGTTGCTGGCTGTGTCAGTTCTTCGACCGAAATAAAATGCCATTCCAGATCGCGCGTTGGGCGCGGGTAGATAAACATTTCAATGTCAGGATACGTCATGTTGGTAAAGATAACTTGCGGGAACGTAGAGGACACGGTCTTGACCGCGATGCCGTCATACTGCTGCTGGTTAATCATTTTAATGCCGTAGCTAACGCCACTGCTAGGGTCTTTGAAATATGTGGCATCATCCAGCAAGATAGGGCGGTTGCCAACAAAGTCGCCGGTTGGCCCAAGCGTGCGGCTAAGTACGCCAGAAGGCCATGTGAAGACTTGGTCTTGTGTCGAGAAGACAGCGAGGCGCTCAGTGTTCCAGCTATCAATCATCTGGTTCATGGCGCGCAGTGCGTCCTGCGACGTTTCAGCCGATGGAGTTTCGCCTTCTGCTAGAACACCTAGAAGTCTAAGCGAACCGTTGATTGTTTCACCAGCCGTAGCCATGCCAAAATCCTCATAAAACTATTAAAAATGGACGGCCCGAAAGCCGCCCAAATTAATTATGCACAGTGAATGACTGCAAAGTTAATCACTACTGCTTCTGACAGCGAACCGCCAGAAATGTTGCGTAGGCTGATGCTGACGGTGCCAGTACCCAAATTGTTTGCAAACACGTTGTATGATCCAGCGGTTGCTTGACCACCAGAGATAGTAAGAATAACAGTGTCATTTGCAGAAATGAAGCTGTTGTTCAACGTAAACGTAGCGTTAGTGGCAGTAGCCAACGACGCGTTGTTCATTGTGATGCGGCCAGCAGACTTGTTCAATGTAACAGCAGTTGACTTATCTGTCGCCTGTGTGACGGTGCCTTGTGCCGCGGCGGTGTAGCCGATTTGCTCATCAGCCAAGACAAATTGTGCGCCAATAATGTCTTGGTCGAGGTATGCAACACCAATAGGTTTTGTATTAGGCATTGATTTTCTCCTGAAAAGGATGCCCCGACCGTAGTCGGGGCAAACCTATTAGCCAGCGATGCGGTACAGGTTGTACGTTGTGTCGCCAGTTTTAACAGCGCGGAACAGTACGCTCTTAGATGCAACGCCTGCGCCTGAACCAACCAAGGTCCAGCCGGTGCCTACTACGATAGTAGGGACGCCGGTGCTGGTAGCGACCAAAGAGATGTCAAAAGACGAGTAGACTTTTGCACTGCTGAAGTCGGCGTTGACAAGCGCAACCGTAGGAAGCGTGATGTCTGCCGTGCTGGCCGAAGTGTAGACAACAAGGCCACCAGCCAATTCGGCAGTGGTCAGAGTAGCCGCTGCGGTAAGTGCAGTCGGGATAGATGAAACACCAAAAGTGATTTCGCCGAGATTGCCGTCACCAACTTGGTAACCGCCAGCGCCATTAGGTAAAGTAGGCATAGTAAAAATCCTTTAAAATAGTTGGCCCCCGGCGAACCGAGGGCCGGTATTAGATTAACCCCACATCCGGACAGCCATCTGCGGACGGATTGTGCTGTAACCGTACAGAACGTCAATACGGCAAGGCAGACGGTCGTTGTTGATGTCGTACTGACGAACAACGCGCAAGCTGATGCCGTTATGCACCTGACGCGAAGCCATATCTACGCCCTGCGGGAGCAGAAGGTCGGCGGTTGCAAAGGTGATAGCGTCCTTGTGGTAGATGAGGTTCTGCGGATATGCCGTTGAAGCCGTACCAACAAAGATAATGGCCGCAGCATTGGCAGGCAAAGTGAGAACGGTAGCAAGTGCCTGCGTAGCCGAATAGATCGGTGCAACAGTAATGTTACCCGCGCCGGCGCCACTAAGTGTGACATCAGCAGTTGCAACAAACTGGAACAACGAACCAGTGCTTTCACGCGTCTGTGGGTTGACAGAGAAGCAGCCCGCTACAGTAAACACGTCGCCAGCCTTGACTGTTGTTGATGCGCCAGCGCCGGTGATGGCGATGGTGGTTGCACCTTCAGTAGTAACAGCCGCCGAAGTCGTGCCGCCAGTTGCAGTACGCGAACCAGTGGTGAACTGCTTGATTGACTGCGACATATTGATTTCGTCGAAACCAAGTACGCCAGTACCCATCATGCCGTTTTTGAACTGCTTGCTGATTGTGTCGGTTGGGTTGAATAGACCCTTCAGACCTTCAACCAAACCAGCGTTAGCGGCTGGGTTAACAGTTGCATAGCGTGGCGACATTACAGCAGCGTTTTCGTTCAGCTTCTGCTGTGCAGCAAGAAGAACAGCCGAAGTAGCTGGCGTAGTGCCGGGCGTGCCGACAGTGTTACCGATGGTCAGATACGAGTTTGCAACGTCAGCGTCGATGCTGGCAGCAAGCTGCGAGATACGTGGCTTGAGAACGCGGTCTGCGAAATCGTCAAGCTGCATCGTCAATTCAGCAGTCGTGAAGTTGACACCGATGTGCTTCTGGGTGGAAACAGCAAGAGTTGTGAACTGCTCGTTGTCATCCTGTACCTGAAGGGCTGCGCCGTCAGTTACAAGCGCACGGTCTGGAAGACGGATACGCAGGGTTGAGCCAATTTTAGCACCTTCGACAGCAAAGCTATCGTCGTACTGGCGGTTTACGTTACGTGTGAGCACAAGGTTGTTCTCAAGGATTTCGAGAGCCTTCCGTGTGATCATGTCAATTGTTAAAATCGAGTTAGACATGGTAATAATCCCAAATTATCTGTTGCGTTGTGCCTCGTACTTCTTGATCTGCCGCATACGTTCTGCTTCGATCCATTCCGACGTAGTCATTGACTTAGTCGAACGAGGATCAGTTGTGTCAAACTGGTTTGACCCAGTAGAACGTGCTGTGACAGGCGCAATCGGAGCCGGGGCGTTTGAAGTTCTTTTAACCGGCGGATTTGAGGACAATGAAGCCTCAAGTTTTCCAATCTCTTTTGCCTGCAAAATTGGCGCTAGACGGGCGATACGATCAGCTTCTTTCGGATTAGAGCCGAGATAATATAGAACGTCTGGGCCTGCGTCTGACGCTTGGATGCTTTGCGCCATAAAATCCGTAATCGGAAGGTTGGGGTTGTACGCGACTTGTTCAAAGTCATCATATTTGTCCCGCGCTGCCTCTTCTAGATCATGGTAGGCATCCTGCATTTCAGCTTGCTGACGGGCGGTATCTCGCCGTGCCAACAATTCTTCAGCTTTACGTTCGGCCAAAACCTCTGCGTAATCTTCATAAGTCTCAAATTGATCAGGGGTAATATCATAGCCAGCTTGTTGGCGGGCCTGTACTTCCTCTGCTCTTTGAGCCTGTTCGCGCTCCCATTTGCGCTGTTCTCTTGCGAGGCGCTTGCCAACAATCGCGTCAAGTTCTTCTTGTGTGAAGGACTTATTTGCTTCCTGTTCAGCAGGCGTTTCCGGCGTCGTGTTTTCTACAGGCTCGATTGCTGCCGTGGCTTCGAGTTCTGGCGCGGAGGCATCCGCTACGTTGGGGACTGTTTCGTCCATGTTTAACTCCTATGGAGTTCCTGATGTGCCGCACCAGTACGGTTATGCGCCAAGTTACATCATTTGATGCAACATGGCAATCATGTCGTTAACGCCTGTAACGTGGCGTCTGAAAGGCGTGTGTTGTAAAAGCTGATAGCGCGGGCATGACCATTTAAGTAGTTTCCGCCGAAAGCGCCGCCCAAAGTAATAGCTGTAGGCGTTTGAATAAGGTTGGCGTCCGTAGCGATTGTGCCGCCGTTTAACACCAAAGAGCGCCCCGATGCTGAATACCCAAGTGCGGTATTGAACACAGCATTATTGGCGTATGTATTAGCGGTGGTTATAACATTTGTGCCATTAGAAGTACGCGAAGCGTTGGCGTTAGCGTAAAGGATTGCGCCAGTTGTCGGGGTGCTACCGATAAAGCCGCCGGAACCGTAAGCACTATCGCCAGCAAAAACAAACGTACCTTGTGTCGCATTAAACCAGCTAGAGAAGTTTGTGCCTGTTATGGTTGCTACGTCTGCGCTGCGTGTTACTTGGATAACACCTGTAGGTATGTAGCTGGTAGGAAAGGAGCCTGCTTCAAGTTGTGCGCCATATAGAAAAACGCCCTTGCTTACGTCGCCTGTATATGAAGAACTGCCTGCGTCGTTGCTGAGGCCAAGTGTCGGCTTTACGTTCGCCGCGCCCGAAAAAGACGATGTCATTGTCAACCTAAACCAACCATTTGATGATTCAGTTATGGTCTGTGCAATAACTGTCTCGTTAGTGCCGTTGCCCCCAAACGTAATGGTTTTTGCGGTAATATCAAAAGTGACAAACCCACCACCACTAACAACTGACATAAACCCTTTTGTGCGACCATTGGCTTTGATGTAAAAACTAGCCGTGTAGGTTTGGCCGCTTAATGCCACAACAATAGTGGTGGCCGAATTTACGCTGTGAAACCCAGTAGTAGTTGTCTCAAACACCGCATCCGCGTTAGCTGTCCCGTCAGGTGACGTAGTGGCGTTGGCTGTAACTGTTACGTTTGTTTTATCCCAAGCCGCATTATTAAACTGGTCACTATACGCCAGCAAATTTGTCCGCTGCTCCTCAATTAGCAAGCCTTCTGCTGCAAGCGTAGTGGGATCGTAATCAAAACGCGGGGCGTCAATGGCTGCCGATTGGATTAAACCGTTGCTACCAACAAACGTAGCTGTTGACGCGCGGGTAAACGTAATGCGGCTGTCAAGTGGCCCGCCGGCTAAGAAGTTCAAGGATATAGCTGGAGCCGTCCCGCCGCTGCTGCGCGTAGACAGCGAAGTAGAGGCCCGTAAGCCTATACCTAAACCATTACGGACGGGGATGCCAAAACTCATCTGATGTTAATCGGCTTTGCGTACAAATTGCCACCAGCACTGATCTGAACAGCACTAACGCGCCACGCACCACCCGTAGCGCCGCCAGCGGGCTGCTGTACGTAAATAGGTACAGGCGTGTTAGCAGGCAGCGGTGTTGCTGATGTTGTGGCTGTAACGCCTTCTCCAACCGCAATATACGCGTCAGTTGTAGACCACACCAGCACACCTTGCGGGCCAGCGGGCCAGCCAGTTACAGAACCAGCGGTTCCGGTGTAAGCTACGCTTTGTGTACCAAAGGCAGGATCAGTAAGAGGGCGTAAAAGTTCCATATGTCGTGTCCTTATGCGAGAAATTTAAGTTTGTACAAGGTTGAGTAATACAACCCAAAAATCTCGTCGATAATGTTTTGAAGTGGGGTACACTCCTTATCAACGACTTTATACCGCATTTCCTCAAGTTCGTCTACCTGACCTTCAAGAAACGCAACAATATTGTTTGTCTTCTTAGCTGACATAAGCGAAATAGGACCGATAAGGCCGTATTTGCCTTGGTAGGCTTCAGCAAACTTGTCCGCCAAGTCAATCACTTCGTCATAAAAAGTGTTCAGCGCGGAGTGCTTGGCAAAGCTGCGCGTGTTCAGGTGCGTCGAATGGGCTACATCGCGCGCAAGAAACAGTGTGCCTACAAAGTCAGCGCATTTCATGATGTTGGACTTTCGGGCCAGACGATAACAAACGGATTAGCTTGATCAGTTATGTCGCGTAAGGCTTGACGGTATGTAGCCCATGCAGCAGCGTCTACAGGCGCGTCAGGTAGTTGGGTCCAATCGGATTCTACCAGCAGCTTGTTACGTTCAGCACGAATGATATTCCATTGCGCTCCGACCTTTGCGGCTGACTCGTCTGCGCTAAGGTCCGACACGATATAGTTCTGTGTCCAAACGCCGTCGATCAGAACGGCTGGGCCTTCTTCAAGACTCTGCGTTGCAGGGTCGTGATATGGTGGCGTGACAATTTGCTTTTTGTAAACGCCAAAATGTTCGACCTGTTCAGGCGTCAAACGGCGGGCGTAGCAATAGTTATCCGCGTCCCACTGCGTAGGCTCTACATCAAAGATGTGCCGTATAAAGTTGTCGCCTTGGGCTTGGACATACCACATTATTCTGCTTCCTTTGCTTCCCGCTTGGCGGTTACACGTACAACAGCCGCATCGTAAGCGGCTTGGTCTTCAATCTGTGCTTTTAGCGCCGCCATAATGGCTTCCACGTTACCCATTTCTTTGCGTGTGCTGTTCAGCCGTTCTGCTACGTTTGCGGCAAACTCATTGTCTGTTGCGTTTGCCAGCAAATGCTCAAAGTTCTTATGGTCAAAAGCGTAATGAAAATGCTCAACCTCACGGGCGTACATTGCGTCAGCAAGAGTGTCGTATTTGTATTCAGGTGAAAGTTGCTCGTATTTCATAAAGTGTTCCTATGTGCCACTTGTAAACGCTGCGATAGAGCCAGAGCCAGTAGGCAGCGTGGTGGGGTCAGCAAACTTAGATCCAAAGCCAGAACCGCTCCACGAGTAAGCGGAAATAAAGGGTGTTAGGGCATGCGCTACAGCAATAGCGTCGCCAGCAGGGCTAAAAGCTACGCCGTTGCCAGTGTCAGGGGGTAGCGTAGCTGGGTTGGAAAACTTAGTGCCAAACCCGGAGCCGCTCCACGGGTAAGCCGTAATGAAAGGTGTGTTCTGGTGCGCTACAGCGATAGCGTTGCCAGCAGGATTGAAAGCTACGCTGAAGCCATCGCCGGTGGGTAGCGTAGCTGGATTGGCGTATTTAGTACCAAAGCCAGAACCGCTCCACGGGTATGCCGTAATGTTGGGTGTGTTCTGGTGC